TAGGATAAGATTTAACACGCCAAGATAAATTTTCATTATAACCGTGTGGTAACATACCTTTATCTTTATTCCAAACACGTATACCAAATAAATTATTTCCTTCACGAGCAAATCTACTTAAACCTGCGTTACTCTCTATAATGGCCTGTGCAATAATAAGTTCATCAGGTATTTGTTCGTTTCTATGTAACTCTAGGTTTAAATAAGCAATACAACGTTGCATTGACGATATAAATTCTTCGTCTGAACCTGTTTTAATTGTAGGTTCTGCAAAACCAATTTCTTTAGCCCATTGTATAGTTTTATCTATTGCTTTTTCTTCAACTGTATTTTTTGAAATAAAGTTAGGATAAAACGTACCTATAAAAAAACCAATTAAACAAATACCTATAACGGCCATCATTTGTCTAAAGTGAAATCTTAATCTTCGTGGTAATTTATATCTTAAATACCACTTTAAAGGTCTATGTTTCATTATCTTTTACTTACAATGTACTCGTAATGGTATTGTGAATCATCTACTGACAAGCCACTATCTAGTTTTTTCATATACTTAACTTTAACTTTTTTCTGTAAAAATAATAATCTACTGTCATTGAGGTATCTTCTCATACGATTAAATATCTCATCTGACTCTCGTTTAGAAAAGTTATTCAGTACATCTTCCTGAAAGTGTCCTTCATAATATACACTCTTATCGCCTTTCTTTCGAAACCAGGCAAATTCTTCAATCTTCTTCACTGCGTCTAGTATGATTGGCTTCAGGTAAGGGTCTTTAAACTTTTTTGTTTTCACTTCGTTCATTATATGTCCTATTGGTTGGTTATAACTTTAGCCCTATGTATTTGAGTTTAGGTGCAAAACTATAGAATAGTTTATTGTGGTTGCCTGTATCATTTATTAAGAATTGATATAGGTGCACCATTTCGTGAGCTAAAGTTTCTAAGAAGTCTTTTTTAGTATCGTATTGTTTATCCATTTCAAGTTTATATAATTTTGTGCCTTTACGTTTCCATTCAAATTGTATTACTTGTCCCATACACTTTGAATATTTAAGTTCTTTAATTTCTATTTGATTAAATGAAGATAGTTTGTTATCGAATATGCCAAGATTTAACATTTTAAAATATTTTTTTATATCAGTATAAGTTGTTTTATACTTTCTTTTTAAAGATAGAAGTGGTTTAAGTTTCTTTCTAACAGTTAAAACTTTTTGTTTCGTTAACTTTTTCATACATTATTTACAATCGTCCTGTATCTTTGTATCCTTTAGTAAACTACATTTATAATTTTTATCTGCTTCAAGTCTTAAATCGGCAGCCATTTTATCTAATATGGCAGGTAAATACTTTTGTAATATATTGATACTGTCAATCGCAAACAAGTGAGCGGCACGTGATAATTCTTGCTCTAATAATTTAGATGTATCAATCGGTTGGCCTGTAACTTTTTGAGTAATTACGTGGCCAATTACAGCAGTATTATATTCACTGGCCTTTAATGAGTTCATTGTACAGGTTAAAAACCCATATAATGAGATGGCCAGCACTGCAATATAAATCAAAAACTTCTTCATATATTTATCTTTAGTTAATTGTTGCGAATTGTGTATGCTCAGGAGCATCTACATCATAGTTTTTATTACATAATTCAACGTAATATAAATCACAATAATGTTCATATTCTTGTTTATTAAAAGATTTTTTTATATCTTCTATTTTAGAAGTTAAATCTTCAATGTTTTTTTGAAGATTATCTGAATCTTTTTTATTAGAACATCTGATTTTGTTTAGTTTCATACGTTTTTTTAATAGTTCAAAACAAATATTTACATTTTTTATATTCATATTATTTACTTTTTTGTGTGTTTGTTAAAGATTTCTCTACATTGAGCCAGTATTTCATTTTTTCAACTCTTTGTTTATAAATTTCACTATCTAAAAAATTGTCATCATTGTTACAATTTAATTCAATATATAAACTTTGTATTCTTTTTAAATCTCTATAATACAAGTATCTTATATGACTCTCAAATAAATTTAAATCTTTACTTATTTCTTTAAATGATCTTTTTTTAAAAAGTCTTTCTTTTAAAATTGTATAACATTTATCAAAATCTATTGAATATCTATCATAGTATTTAAAATATCTATTTTTAAAAAGATTTATTAATTTTTTAAAATCAAAATTATTAATCATTCTATTTTCAAAAGAATTATCAATTAGTGTGTTTTCAAGTTGTTTCATATTATATTATTAGTTGTTAGTTTTGTATGATAACAATGAAAAGTCAACAGAAAGAATAATAAAAAACTAATCATTGTTACCATATATAAAAGGTAACACTTTTTTGTGTTTATTTCAAGCTTTATTTTGATTATTTTAAATAATAATGTTGTTTAAAATCAATGACTTAGCAGGATAATCTCTAAGTCATTGTTTTTAATGACTTTTATAAACTATTGATTTTAAAGGCTTTTTTAGGAAAGCCTTAAAAACCTTAGTTTCTGATAAACTTATCGTTCCAATTAAAGGCTTCTTTTACACAATTTTCTGTGAGTCCTTTATAGGTAAGATTCAATTTTCTGTCTTTTATATCAATTAATACCTGAGCATCATCTTTATGAAGCGCCTCGAGCATTTGTATAAAAAGAGTTTCTTTTTTTACTTTGGGTATATTACTACCACCTTTAATAAAGAGGTATAATTTTCTTGCCTCGTCTAATAAAGATGTATGGTCTGTTCCTTCTGGCACGTCATTTTGCATAAATGGCGGTGTGCCTTCAGGAATATCCCAAGCAATACTAGGGTCAAAAGCAGCTTTACATAACTGTCTTAGACCTTGACTATCGTGTTTTCTTAAAACTTCTATTTTTTTTGGTTTGTCTTTTGCGTTATTTACTTGTGTAAATATTTCGTGTGCTAAAGGTCTGGCATTAGTGGCCGTACGAGCAACTGACTCCATTCCTTTTTTACTCATTAGGCTTGAGTGCCTAGGTTTGTCTTGTTCCATTATATCTCCAATATTCGAATATTAAAAATCACCAATGTTTTCCATTAACGATTTTAGTTTATGTTTCATAAAATACGGTAACAGTTTGGACCTGTTAGGTGTTTTATAATCTCTATATGTATTTATAATAGTTCTTTCTAGCTCTTCTGGTATACAAGAAAGGTCTATTAATCGTTTGTTTCTCTCGTAATACTTGCTGGTTTCACTGCCTAATGGTATTCTATCAGCAGTTGACCATTCTTCAAGTCTTTTCTTATTGATAGGCCTTTGTTTTTCTTTTGTTAAAAAGATGTCATCAGTACTTAATATATTCGGTATGCCGTCTGAACGGTCACCTTTTATAATCTGTTCGTGTAAAAATATTTTAGGGTCTACATCTTCGCCTACAAATTTCTTTTGTATAGGACTATATTGTTTTACATTAGTTTTAGTTTGTAATTGTATAAAGTCTTTATCACCACTGATAATCATTATAGGTTCATTTGTATGTTTTACAAGTGTGGCGATTATATCATCTGCTTCAGCTTTCTCTACGTACATCATTACATAAGGAAAGTTTTCTGCGATTTCGTTTTTGATTTCAGTAATCATATTGAATATATTATCCCAATCTGTTGCTGAATCTACACGGCCTTTTCTTCGAGCGTGTTTATAATTAGGGTAAATATCTCTACGCCAAGGGTCACCAGCGTCAGCACATAACACTATGTTATTGCCGTATTGTGATTTGAATTTTAAATTAAAACCTCTTAATGAATTAATGACCATATGTCTTACCATTTCTTTATCTGGTAAGTTCTCAGCTTTACCTCTTGTCTGAGCCATTAAATTTGATATTAATACTTGATTAAGGTCAATTAATATCATACTGTTTCTAAATCTGACCAACTATTTGGTATATTATCAATAATAGGTTCTAATTGGTCTTGTAACTGTTCTGATGGTGTTTTTGTATCTGTTTTTTTAATTTCTTTTATATTTGAAACTTTATATGGTTTAAATCTTTTTTCTATATCTTTGCCAGTATCACTATATACCCAAGTTTTGAATTGTCTATCACCTGTATCTAAGTCAAATTCCCAGCGTTTATTCATAAATTTTATTTTAAAAGAAGGCGAGCTTTATATATTTCTCGCCTTCAATAATTACGTACTCTTAGTTATTAGAGTAAGCGTATTTTGTTCCGTACAGTTTTTGGATGCCAGCAGCAATAATTGCTTTTGATGGCGAACCTAATCTGTAAGAAGTGCCTTCAGCAGATTTGTTAATATAGATCATATTTCCTTCTGCTCTTAATTTGTCTACCATAGCTCTTGGCGATGTTAGATCAAATTTAGTTCTTAATGTCTTCCACGATATTGATTTACCGCTTGACAAGAAGTTTAGCACTCTTTGTGTCTTAGATAAACCGCTAACACGTTTAGCAGTTGATCTTTTAGCAGTTTTTGTAACTACTAATTGGTCTTTTGTAAAAAGACCTTTTAATGTATTAAACATTATGTTTGTTCTCCTTAAATTGGCTATTTTACAACCGGCGACGGCGATTCCTTGAGGAATTTCTAAAAATCTACTGTTCATCATCTGGAAAAGGAAAGTCTGGTTCGAAATCTGTCCAACCGTCATTTCTTCTTTTAATTTCATCTTTAATTTCAGCACTTAATGGTTTATGTGGTTTGTGTTGTGTTTCTAATACTCTATTATAATCAATCCAAACCTGTGGACCAAATCTTGTCATCTTTAAATCTACAATCTTATCGGCCAGTTTTTGTGCTGGGTGTTGTACATCAAAATCTCTATAAATCATACCTCTTAAAATATCTACCACTAAACCTAAGTCTTTTGTAAATTCTGGTTTATCTGTTTTCATCGCCATTTCTACAAATTGTCTTAACATATTCATAGCGATTTCATCTACATTTCCTTCTACAAATTCTTTAGTTCTATCTACTCTTACCTTTTCTCCTGCCTTAGGATCAGGCCTAGCGGTCTCTTTATTAACAATTCTTTCTGTTGGAAAAAGAATAATCTTATTTGTATCATCCATTATATATCGTGTATAGGTTCACCTTTAAAATTAACTAAACCTTTATCAGTTAAGTATTCTATAAGTTGATTATAACCACCTATTAATTCACCATTTACTTTTATTTGAGGCATTGATTTAACATTTTTGCCAATATCTTCAAATAGTTTTTCTGTATTTGTAAAATCTTCAAATTTCTTTTCTGTGTATTCAAGGCCTAGATTTGTTAATAAATTCTTGGCCTTGATACAATATCCACAGTTTTTTTTACTGTAAACTATAATTTGAGTTATTTCACTCATATTATTGTACAGTTTTTTCTTTAAATGTTTCTTTAAAAGCTTGGTCTGCTTTTTGTTTTAGATTATAAGAGTCAACTACTTCGTTTATCGTGTAGTTATACATCTTATTAAATTCACCTAAAGGCAATCTTAAACCAATCCACGCTCTATAGTAACCTTTTGTTGTTGAAGATACCTCTTGAGCAAATATTTCATAACCTCTTACAGGCGTATTTTCAATTATATTTACTAGAGTTGATTCAACGTCTGTTACAACTGACTTAGTTTCGTTTTTACCAAGTTCTGTAATAAACTGTTTAGATCGTTTATTCATTTCGCCTTTAATTATATCTGCCATCTCGGCCTTTGCAATCATCTTTGCTTTTTCAATTGCTAAACCAAGGTCTGGTGATACTGAAGTTCCGACACCAAAGATACACTGCTTCTCATTAATATCTTGCGAATTAACGTTACAAGCTTTCTTTTCTTTGAAGTCCATCATATACCAAGACGGTACAGTATCTAAAATTTTATTTGATTCTGCTTTGATCTGGTATGTTGAAGTAGAGCAAGCACCTAATATAAAGCCTGTTGCTACTATCATTACTGTTCTTATCATCATATAGTTTTATTTTGTACTCCTTTTTATATCATATACTAATTCTTGCGTTTTGTCAAGTCCTTTTTGCATATAGCCAAAAAAGTCTTTACTGGACACATCAAATAGTATAACCCAAAGAAGTGTTAATATAATAATGTTTTTAAACATTATTGTACCTCCCATTCACCGTTCTTGTTAAGGCACGTCTTTCCGAACGATTTAAAGACGTGATTTGGTCTACTATAATATCGGCAATATTCTGGCGCCGATACATCTCTATAATAGAATTGTGCGAATAAATCCCAGTAGCCCGGTGTATTAATACCTCGTCTACCGTCAGCACACTCCAGAATTTCTTGTTTAATAATGTCATCACCGTTTTGTTTAATCTCAATTTTTACATAACAATACTGGTCGTCTACCTTTTTAGGTTCGTAACCTCTTACTGTATCATATAATACTTTATTCTGTTCTTGTTTTACTCGTTTCAGTGGTTCTCTTTCTTCTTCTGTAATCTCACCTTTTGGCATTATAAACTTTTCATTAGCGGTGGCCTTTGATATAAAAATAGCAATAAGAAAGTATATAAACATTATTAGAAGAAAATATCTTTTAAAATTAGGTATAACTCTTTTCATACGCCAGTTATAAATCATTTGTCTTTTAGGTAAAATACTAATTATTAAATTAAATAAATCTTTAATTATAATACTTAATACCCACATTAATTCTACAAAAAATGGTTTTAAGAAATTATATAACGATTGTTTTATCTTTTGTAATATATTCATTATAAATTTTGGGCTCAGTATTTTCAAGTTTTGATAAAGTATCTCTTAATTCATAAAGTTCGTTCTCTAAACTTCTAAGAGGACTAAATTCTAATTCTTCTATTATAACTTTTTCTCTTGCTTTTAATAATTTAATTTGTTCGTCCATTACTATCTCTTTCTACCCAGCGGCCATCTGGTTGTTGACAAGCCGTACCAAATACAACTCTACGATTGATACCACCAATACCAATTAAAGGCCATTGATTTGTTATATCAACAGTTGCTTCGTAATCTTTACACTTAAAAGGGCCTTCTAAGTATGTTGAATATGTTTTTATATTACCTGAATTTTGTGTCTTTTCATTATACCAATTTGTATAAGATGATGAAGTACCTCTATTCAAATGGTCTACAAATACTGCGTTGTGTACATCATAATCTGAATCATACATAAGGTTAGCACCAACAAAAGCACCTGATACAGCACAAACGGCCGTTAATACAGGATTATCTGAGTATTGTAGGCAGGCCGCTGTTGTGGTGGTTGCACCGGCTACAGCACCAACGTGTGATCTATTATTCACACATTGGTTTGTAAAAATTAAAAATAGAAGTAAACTATATATTCGCAAGTTTCTCATTATCTAATTCAAGTTCTTCTTCATATTTTTTCTGTGCAAAAGTTTTATCAAAAACTGACATATAAAAGTAATCTCTAGGATTTTCACTTTCGTAAGCTTTTAACAACTCATTAAAATTGATGTCTAAAAGATCATACACTCTAGGATTGATTGATTTGTTTTTAATGTGATCTTTGAAGAATTGAATACGATTAACGTAAACTGTAGTTTCTAACGTATCTTCACTAACTTTTTTGTTTTTACTTAATTGTACTCTCGCAAGTTCTATGTCTTTTGTCTTTGCGTCTTTAAACTCTCTAAAAAGAGTATCTTTATCATATGTTATCATAATGTATATTTTATTTGTTGTTTGTATCTATATAAGGTAACACTTTATTGTGTTTATTTCAAGCTCTCCAGAAAAGAAATAGCTCAATAAAATCAATGACTTATTTAATAGCTCTTCCAGGACTCAATAAAATCATTAACCACGTGTTCATATTTCCAGCCTAACCATATGCCTACAACTAGCCCTAGAAAAAACATAAACCAAATCATTTTTTAGCTTTCTTTTTAGGTTTTTTTTCTTTTATTTTTATACGTGATGATTTACCATTCTCGTCTTTAAATAAATCATAAGCATCTTTACCATCAAAGTAATGGCCCTCATAAGTTTTTTTTTTTAGTCAT